CATAATGAATCCTCACAGTGAAGCACTTCTCTCTAAAGTAAATCCCATTTTGGCGGCAAAGGTCAGGTCTATGGCCGAAGCCCTTGCCGCTCAAGGGATAACCATAATCGTTGTCCAAGGTCTGCGCACAGTAGCAGAGCAAGACGCGCTGTACGCTCAAGGACGCACGGCTCCGGGCAAGATCGTAACGAACGCCAAAGGTGGGCAAAGTTGGCATTGCTTTGGCTGTGCCGTAGATTGTGCGCCAGAAAATAAGGACGGCTCTATTGACTGGAATGCCTCACACCCGCAATGGAAGGCCATGGAAGCCGCTGGGGTAGCAGTGGGCCTTGTTTCAGGAGCTAATTGGGTAAGGTTCGTAGATGCTCCGCATTTCCAGCTTAAAACGCAATTTCCTGAAGGTGCGCCTGATACCGAAGTGCGAGAGCTTTACACTAAAGGCGGCTTACAGGGAGTGTGGGATGCCATAGTGCCGAACGTGCCAGAAGTTGAGAACGTGTGAGCACCTTATTGGTGCTAGTTAAGTTGTATGCCGTCAAATTTGCTTTGCGACTTGGGACAATGCCAGCGTTCTTCCCATCTAGTATCTGAATCTGGGGTAGTGTATCATATCGGTCTTGCTCCATTTGTCGATGGTTACGCCCCATAATCCTTCCCTGCTAATGTCGGATTTTTTAACTGCGAATGTCGGACTGCAAAACCGTCTAATCCAATGGTGGCGTTCTTCCACGGCGCGCATGTCCAGGTGGCAAAAGTCTTCTGTTCCTCCATGGCCTCTGCCGAAATATAGAAGTGTTACATGTTTCTTTTCCTCTTGTGTAATTTCTTCTTTGGCCACGGCGCAGGGATATAGAGAAAATCTACCGCAATCAATGCCCCCGAAATGTGGATGAAGAATCGTATAAAGCGAGAACAGCATAACTACCACTGAGATGTAACCCGAACGTTCGGGGCGTGGAATGCGCTTCAACAACCCTTCAACGTCAATGACTGGGAATAATTCTAGCAAGCTACCCTCTCTATGAAAACATCATACACTCTAAACGCCGCATTTCTACTGCTTATTTCAGCCTCTGCCTTCGGGCAATGTGATGCTACACTCTGGAACCACGTCTACAACAAATCACGCTTGCACGTAATAAAAAAGTGCGTCACGGTCACAGGAACAATAGACCGCGCCTGCCGCAAAGAGCACGACGGAGATTTGCATTGCTTCCTGAAAGTGGATAAACAATTCGAGTACATGCTGAATTCAGCCAACATGAAGCACGAGTTTGGCGATTTAGTCTTTGAGCCAATTTGCGTAAACCGGCCAACACAAAAGGATGCAGTACAGGCGTGCAAAGGATTTAGCCAGAGCTTTCCAGGAATAAAAGTAGGCAACCGAGTAGCAGTGACAGGAGATTACGTGAATGACACGGCCCACCAGCATAATGAACTGCACGTTGTGTACAAAGTGGCCAAGCTGCCCTAGCTTCTCGGATCATCTCCGCCATATCTCAGAAATTCATGCCACGCTGCCACGGTCAGGAATTCTTCGGCAGTCAGATTCTTCAAGTTCTTGGTGCACGCCGAACGAAGTAAATCCATGAATTTCATTTGTTCCCCCTCTATGCGTCCCCCTGAGCCCCACCATGGAACCCCATCACGCGCCACGGACTAACTTTTCCAGTGATCCGCCTTCGTCCCACCGCTTGATTCTCTGGGCAATTTCTTCCGGAACTTCCCAATCAAACAGCCCTTGATGGCCTCGTAATGGAATCGCCGGATTGAGGTCGATCACTGGGCCACCGTCTAGCATCCATCCCCAGCGGCCATCGTCATAATTTCCCCACAATTCCTCATCCTCTCCGATTTCTTCCCTGAGAGCTTCTGTTGGCCGACAATCGGTGAGTTTCACAATGCAGATGGCTGCGCCTAAATCTAGCTTGTCGAGATCGCCTACCCAATGTTTCGCAAAGTCTTTAAACCCATCTGCGTCTGATCCGCACGATTGACGGATTGCCGATTCGACAGATTTTTTGGCGGCATGAATCGCAAGCCAACCGCGATAACCTGTCAACCATGAGCGCGTCTCTACTTGCTTCGCTCCTACGCGAATTGCTTCTGCCCATGGCTGCCACAAAGACAAAACTTTAATCTTCATTGTTTGTTCTTCTCTCTTATCTGGGGGCACAAGCCCCACAAAGACTACTTAAAAAGTATCGTCTATCGCATCGGCCAGATTTCGCAGCGCATCTGCCCTGTTTGACGATTTGCCATATACCAGCGTTCTGCCGTTTTCGTCCAACAGCGCAGCACACCACTCCTCGCCAATGTTGGAATAGCTGCAATCAACCGTTGCCGAAACGCTATCTTCGATAATCGCCATTTTGTTCTCTCTCCTCCCCTCGAATTAGATTGGACATCAAAGTTCCAACATGCCTCTTGTACCGCAATGCTTACCGCAGAATATATCTCCTTTTTTAATCTCAATAGTGCAGCGCTTCCCATTCGCAAGATGTTGGCAAACATAGAATCTGCGGAACTCCCAAGAGAATGCGTGAATCACTCCGCACCAACAGATGCCGCCCTCGCCAACTACGTGTCCAATGGTGGATTGAGACTTTATTTCTTGTGCCATCTGTAAAACTCCTCTGCGTCGGATTCGTAATCACTTCGGCAAGCCTGCGAACAAAATACCTGCTCTGTTCCGTCACGCCGCTTAATCAACTGCTTCGCCAAATCATCCGCATTCTTGCCGCAAAAAGTACAATTCATTCCCTTCCTCTTCTGTTCTGGGGGACGAGCCCCCGGTCACGCGCCTAAATCTTTATCTTCCTCGAGTTCATCAACCCTTTCCTCGAGCTGTGAAACGCGGTCGCGTAAATCTCTAATTGCATCTTCTACAGAATAAGTTTCGTCAAACATCACATCACCTGCACTTTCTGAATCTCTCCAAACTTCTTTCCCAGATCAGCCCTGCACTCAGCTCAGGGTTTTTCGACAACGCCAAAATTAACGCTAATATCGAAATCGTGAAGCGGTGTACTCTTGTCCTTCATGTCGATGCCTAACTTCTTTGCGTTTTTCAGCATGGCCTTAACCAGCGTATCAGCACCCTCGTAAAATGGCTGGTCAGTGTCGTTCTCAGTATCTTCGAGAAAAGAATCAAGCTTCTCTCGCGTGTCTTCGTCGGACCCGCTAACTTCAACTAACATGACTACTTTTACAATTTTTATTCTCATTAGCACACGCTCACATTCTGGGCATCCTTGACCTCATGCCCCAAACTCGCGCTACAGCACAACACAACGCCTCTTGCTGCCCACAGAAGCGTCCCTAGAGCCGCAATCTCGCACAAGGGATACATCCGCGCTACCAAATCCCAATGGCCCTTAAAATTGGCTGCCAGCACACCCAGAATCGAATCTGAGCAACCCAGAATGATCAGCCCATAAGCAACGCGCTTCCATGCCCTCTCAGGGAATCCACTCATTAGTGCGACAAAAAGCCCAATTGCCAAAAATAGGTTTAGCGACATCTCAATATCAAGCATTCGGCTATATCTGAGGGGAGCCATTCCATAGGCCAGCATGACACCCATAGTCGCCAGCATGGAAAGCACGATTGAAAGCAGGCGCACATACATTCTGCTTTCCTTCACCATGAAACCGATACAGGTGACGGTCAATACGATCTGAAAGAAATATTCCAGCGGCTTGACGATCCAAAAGGCCAGATCATAAAAATTGCCAATGAATAGCGATGCAAATGTGATGACATCGAAAATCACGCGAGAGGCTGCATATGCCGAGAGAGGGAAAAGGCTCTTGCGAAAAGCTACTGCCAATATTGCCGCTTCGATAATAAACTCGACAAGCCAGAGGGCATAGTCGAGCGGCATGAGATGGACTATCATGCCGCCCTCCAGGTTACAACTTGCAGGGAAATGGATCTCCGCAACCCGGACGCGGGCCGTCCGCAACTCTCCGGGGTTGAGACGTTCTGATTGACGATGGATGGCAGGCTCCCCAGCCGAGCAGAACAATTACTGCCACAAAAAGGAGCGATAAAAAGATTCTTTTCATGCCCAGAGTTTACGCTCAAGTTGTTAAGCTGCATAGGGTTATTTCTCCGGCTTCCAAGGTTCTAGACGTTCTGCCAATGTTTGAACAGTTGGCCAAACTTTAAGATGTGGAGCGGTCGCAATTGCCTCGCACACTTCCAGTAGATTAGCAAGGGAAGAATCCAGCATAACCGCCAATTTTGCCTGAAAGTTAGGCACGGTTTCGCCGCACATATCGACCAGATCATCATCAACCTCTCTGGCTAAATTCATTGCTGCCCTGCTCGGCTTGGTGTCGCTCATGGTTTCTCTCCCAGCTTGCGAAATTCAGCGGCCAATTGCGAACACGCGGTTTCTATTCCATCCCGAAAATCTTGGGACTTGTTATTATCCGCGCTTGGCCAGTATGTCATCCTTGCGACCGCCAACCTCGCTGCGTCCTCTATCCCGGCCTTCCGCCCAGCTTCGTAAGCCTCACGAACAGTCCATGTGATAGAACCCACCCCCGGATAATCGGTAGAAGTGGTAGCGTCCATGCCATAAGCCTTTGCGCATTTAACAGCCAAATCTGAAATGATTTTCTCCGCTATCGCCCGTTCCTTATCCGTGTCGCTCATTTACTTTGTCCGCCCTTCACGAGTCGTAAATCGGCGCGATTCCATGACCAAAATCCAGCAAGGATGCGGTCTAGCCTCACGCCGTCCTTAATGTCGGAATATACGAGTTCTATTGTCGCGGTTTCCCTCTCGCCAATCAGCCGAACCTTGGCACCGGCAACCATGCGATCCATTTCCTTACGTGTTGGCTTCGGCATTTCTAATCCCCTTTCCCGGCTACTCTTCCAATTCGTTCAGGTGGTCTACGATGCTCCGCGCTTCATCTTCAGTGGCGCACCATTCGCCAATCGGATGCCAAGTCTTCCCGCCGTTCTTGCTGCGCTCGATAATGAAGCCATCAAACTGCCCCGGAGCGTAACGATAATGAATCATTTGATTTCCCCTTTCCCGGCAGCGGCGAAATGTTCAATTTGCAGGTTTCCATCTTCGCTGATTACGATGGCATCTCCGATCTCCAGTTCAAGCCATCCCGTCTTATCGGTGTGAATCGACAGGCCGCGATATTTCAGCAGTGGTGCAACATAAGAGCCGCAACATTTGCAGTTTTCTCCCGGCGTGTAATCGGCACACATGCCAATATCATTCCGGTCGCCCCACTTCAAGAGACGTTCCGTAGAGCGCGCGTCTCCGTCAAAAACCATACGTTCCCCCGTTTTACCCTCTGGCATCACTGGCCTCCCCCGGCCTTCCTGAGGTATTCTTGTCTCGCTTCAATAGCTACCTTTAGAGCATGTTCTTTTGATTTGTGCGATTCCGCTCTGGCGATGCCGCGCCCTTTGTAGAAGGGAACATTTTCAGCAATGTAGCTCTTGCTTTCTGGGATGCCCCAATATTGCTGCTCATGTGGGCCTTCCGCGACTGAGCCATCGTCAAGCATGATGCCGACTGACCAGCGCGTAAACTCGCATTCCTGTAACTCTCGGTTCAATGGCCATTCAACAATCTCATTGAAGTCTTTTTCGGAGCAGGCATCAGAGCCTTTGCATTTGCGAATATATTCTTCGGCTTTAGCGCGAGTGGTAAAAAGCCCCTTAACGCCATAATCCGAGTAACATCCAGCCGTGACCATATAAACATTCGCCATTTTGTTTATCTCTCCCCTTACGTGCCAACGCGGTTACTTCGTTAGCCTTGCAATTTCTCCGTTCCGTGAAACCAAAAATCCGTGCCTTTCATACCATTTCTTGAGCTGGAGTTTATCTAGGCGCGGCTTCATTGTGCCGTAAGGCACTACGTTTCCTGTGAGCATGACCTTGTGCTTGTCCGCAAGGCCACAAAGCCAAAGCAACCCTTCTGTTCCGTGGCCCTTGCCTCTCACCAGAGAACGCAGAGAAAAGCGGATAGAGCCATTCATCGGGCGGCAATCGAAGGCTACGCGGCCATCCCAAATCTGCTCAGTATGCGCGAACGGGTTTGTATCTGTGCTGCCAAAATAATCATCCATGAAAGATTTAACGCTCATGCCGTTCTCCGCACATATCTGCAAGGTGGCCATACCTCATCCTCTTTTCCTTTTCGCTTTGCGGCGTGGGGTTCCGGGCCGCTTAGTGCGTGAATACTTGTTGTGGGGCCGTAACGATTGGATTCTCTGCTTTGGCGCGTAGCTTGTTGGCCATTTCATAGGCCCGACCGCCAATGTCATTCAAGGAACTACGCCGCTCATCGTGCCACTTTTTGCGCCATATTTCGCGCTTCGCAGGATCGTCAATTAGGGCGAGTCCATCAAAGTAGGTTTGGCGGTTATCTTTTCCACCTATCAGGCATGAGTCAAGACAATCGGCCAGTTCGTTGCTGCGCGTCTCCATAACACCATCCAAAATCGCGCCTGATGATTTGGAAAAGTGCTTCTGGCAGAATTCATCAATCCCGCCGAACATAAAAAACGGCACCTTTACACCGTCATCGCTCAATGGCTCAAAGGCATATTGCCCTCTGCCCAGCAAAATGCACGCTACAAAAGCCAGTTCTAAATCATTGGCTTCAATCGTGTAGGCATCGCTCATATTGATAATTTCATAAAGCATTTACTTTCTCCTCTTTTTAGTCTTGCGTGGGGTTCCGGGCTTGGGGCCGCGCTTCCGGGGCCGTCCAACTTTCATGGTTTCTCTGTTCCAGTCTTTCCGCTTGCATTTAGCGCAGCGATCAGGTGGATTGTTTGGGTCATCGCATGGCCATCTATGCTGGCATTTCTTCCGCTGGCAACGCCAATAGAATCCGGGTTCAATGGGAGTCATGGCCAGTATTGTATCGCCAGTGCTCATTGCTCGGCACCAGCCCCGCTCTCATAGTCATCGGCGCACTTCTGAGAACATGCCCGGATTTCTCCGCGCTCCGTAGACCACAGGCTCTTGGTTAGGTTTTCGCATTCGTGGCATTCGGCCAGCAGAGCAGAGTCTTTAATCTGTATTGCCATATTTATCACCGCCAGTGACAATATCGCACAACGCGAAAACCGTGTCAAGAAAATAATTGTTGCCAGCGGTGATAATTTTTGCAATAATCCATCCCGTCTCGGCACTTAATAAAATTCTTATCCGCCGGGACGGTCGCAAAATCCCTTATTCATTCATGGAGCGAAACAATGCAGCAATTCTTAGCAAATCCTCATTTTCAAATCGGGAATAATTTCCACAGAAAAAGTGAGATTCTTTACACTTCTAAACCATCAACTCTGTTAGATTCGCGCACTGCGATATGTTCAATAAAGAACATACGCGAATCCGGGCTATCTGGCCGTAGCCGCCCCGCCGAAATGCTCTTCGGAGCTTTTAGACCCGACGACTTCAGTACCAGGGCTGAAACATTAGGACGGGCTATGAAGCAACACCCTGATGAGTTCAAGCTATTACCCCTTTCTGAGGCTGCTGATTTTTGGCTTCAGGGTAAGAAGCTCCACATTAAAAAAGACCGCACTCTTGAGGCTTACCAGCTCTACATCCGCAATCTGAAACGCCACCTTGGGGCTGTGCAGCTCTCTCAGCTTCACATTGGGCATATCCTGACATATCAGCAGGCCAGACGCGCTGAAGGGGCTTGTGCGGCCTACGTGAACCATGAAACGAACACATTGGCCCAAATCCTGACCCGCGCTGAGCTGTGGGACTTGATCGAAAAGCACTACAAACCATTACCGGTTGGCAACTGGACACCGCCTAAGGTTTTAACGCCTGATGAGGAAGATAAGTTCTTTCGGCTGGCGGCAAGCTGTCAGGAATGGCGAGTAGCACATTGGGCGGCGAACCTGACCAACAACACGTCCGCTGTAGGAACAGAACTTCGGCACCTTCAGCTAAAGCACGTTTTCTTGGAGCACAAACCGCCGAAGATTCACATACCAGACGACAAGGTTAAGAATGAGTTTCGGGCGAGAGTGGTTCCTTTGAATGCGATAGCAGAGCAGTCAATGCGATGGATCGTCGAACGTGCCGATGGTCTCGGGGCCAAACTGCCAGATCATTACATCTTCCCAAAGCGCATTCTGAGAAACAAGTGGGACGTAACGCAGCCGGGGAGTCGCTCATTCATTCGACGCGCTTTCAGGGAAATCAGAGACGCAATGGGGCCGGAATACAAATGGCTTCAGCCGCGAAACTTCCGAAACCAGATCATAACCAAACTGTTCGAGGCCGGGACTCCGGATGAAACGATCATGTCAATAGCGGGACATCAGAGCATCCGCATGAGCAGGTTTTACTCGCGCATTCGGGTTGACCGTAAGATGGAAGCGTTACAGGCCATCGTCCCGAAGAAGCCTGTGCAAAACGCATCCGGAAAGAAGCGGGTGCCCAATGTTGGCTAATGAAAACAAACGGGATAATTTTTCTCTTGACACGTTAGCTAGCAATGCTTATGATCTGCCCGTGAGACGCAAAACCTACAAAACGGCAGATGTCCTAGAGATGTTAAAACGCAAACAGGGAGATAAGAGCATGAGGAAGTTTGCAATTGAGCTTGGCATCTCCGCTCCCTACCTTTGGGACATTTACAAAGGGCAGCGTCTTCCCGGCCCCGCTGTTCTCGAAAAGTTGGGCTTGGCGAGGAAGAATATTCCGACTGAGCATGTTTACGAAGTTGTAGCTTAACCAGCGGTTTCCGTGTAATTGAAGCGATTTTAGAACACCTTCTTAAGTGTTTTGACCCCCTGCCTTACAAGCAGGAGGTCCACGGTTCGAGTCCGTGATCGCCCACCAATTACACGGAAGCCCTATAAATCCACGGGCTTCGTGCTTCTCTTTTAATCTGAGCGCACTGCAAGCCCCCTCACCCCCGAAGGGAAGCGCAAGAGTGAAGAAAAAAGAAGTCAGTAACGGTGCTCAGGCGGCGACACAGCCTGGGCCGATGGTTATCAACCTCCCTAAGTTAAACATTCAGCGCCTACGTATTCCCTTGATTGGCGATAGCTCTTTAATTTGCCATCGCTGGAGCGAAAAGGCCCGCAAGGAAATGCTGGATAAGCAGATGAAGAAAGCCAAGTCTGCGCGGGAGGCGAAAAATCCCGAGCAAGATTTTATGGACACGCTCTATGAACATCCTGAAGGCGGTTATGGATTCCCTGCCGTTGCCTTCAAGTCGGCGGAAATGCTTTGCGACAGCAATGTTGCCGGAGTTTTAGATGAATAGCCTAGGCAAGGCTTGTCATGGAAGCCATGGTCAGGTCGGGCACGGCAGGCTAGGTCAGGCAAGGCCGGAATCGGTAAGGCGTGGCGAGGTTCGTTACGGCTTGGCAGTCATGGTCAGGCATGGCGCGGACAGCAGGGCCAGTCTTGGCTTGGTAAGGCAGCCACGGCACGGCGAGTCGGGGCCAGGTAGTGTGCGGCTAGCAGTGGCGAGTTGCGGCATGGCAGGCATGGCGAGCGGAGGCACGTCTAGGCGTGGCGGGACAGGCTAATTGAAGATTTTAACCCATAACCGGGGCTGAGCAATTCGGCCCCCAATAACACCCGAATGGAAAAGATTTCTATGAAGCAATTTCACAGACTTACCGACCTCGCCGGCCAAGATGATGCACAGCGCACATACGAGAGCATGGCAGCATTTGAAGCCTACGCTAACGAGATTCAATGGCCATTCCGTGCAACCGGAGAGCAGTCGGAATATTGGGCATTACTGGCAAAGAATTGGGGCCGCGCATGAGCACCCAAAAGGCGGATACCGTGCCATCCAAAGAGACGAAATTTATCGCTCTACCGGTTCGTGCAGGCGATTACGGCGATGACATTGTTGATAGCAGGGACAATCCTCTTGCCACGCTTTACGGCGATGAACGCGAACCTGAAACAGCAGCGCAGCGGGATTACATCGTTCGTGCTGTCAATTCATTCGATGACATGTTGGCCGCGCTGAAGGATGCTGAGCTTCACATTGCCGAACTGCGCGAAGCGTGGCAAAGGGGTGCAATCTCAGAACATGACGGTCAAGGCGGGACACGCTCAAATCGAAACGTTGACGTGCATATCGAAATCCGTGATGCCATCGCAAAGGCAGAAACAAAATGAAGCACGCGGAGAAAAATCCGGAGATACGCCCAAACCGAGAGCTTCCGTTATTCGAGCAGAGTTTCTACAAGTTTGAGCAGCAACAGGCCATTGCTCACGATGCTGATATACCCCAGCGTCGTGAGGAGGTGCCTATGATGGACGAACCGCTGGTTAAAGCCGATTCACGGCAGGCGGAAAAGCGTCCTACCAATAAAACTTCTAATACTAAATTTTTATATAAAAACTTAGAGACTAGCACTGCGGCGGGGTCAAGTGACGGCCCCGCCGATAAAGCCAATGCACGCAAAACGGACAGGCCCACGAGTCACATGGCAGCGGCCAGCGTAAGCCTTGTAAATCTCGGCAGAACTAAAAACTGCATTCTGTCGATTCTCCGCACCTGTGGGCCACAAACGGATGAGCAGATAGCTAAGAAATTTCTAGAACTCTATGGCGAAAAGCGTGCTTCGCCGTCCGGACTTAGGTCGCGCCGAAGCTGGTTAGTCGATCAAGGCTTTGTTGAAGCTGCTGGTGGATTCAATGAAGACGGAACTACTTGGGGCATAACGGGCAAAACGGCGAGTAAGAGAAATTGTTTGGTATGGAGGCTGCGCAAATGAAAGTGAAGGTCAGTTACGGCCAGTGTTCGATGTATGTGCTGGGCATGGACATGAACTGCCCTCTGTGTGGAGTGCTGGTTAAATCGGGCGAAAACCATAAGTGCGAAAAGACCTAGCCCAAGAAAATTAAGCGCAATAGAAAATCAGAGCGGCTTACGCCTGTGGGAGAGACAAAGTGACCATCGAAGAATTTATGAAATCAATAGAAGAAAAAATCGCCAGTCTCATGCGGGAGATTGAGGCGATCTATCCAGAGCTAGGCAGACAAACTTACCGCGTTAAAGACCTAAAGAATTGGGCTATAGAACAGCACCTTACGGACATTACCGCAAAAGACGAAGAGATTGCCCGTCTCAAGAATATGCGCGATGACGTTTTGGCCGAAACCAAGAATCGGGCGGTGTCCGCATGAGCGACGCACTCAAAGACCTTATCGCCCGCGACGAATGGCTGGAAGTAGCGAAGGCAATCACGTTTGCTTACGTAAACGCTCCAAAGAATCCAGCTAAATACGCATGGGTTTCAGCCGTGGAAGAAGGCCCGTACCACATCGAAACGAACGACTCAGCGGCGAATGGCGGGCAGGGATTCAAAGCAATTTGCGGAACAGCGGGTGACTTCAATTTTCATCTTCTCCCAGCGCAGATTTTCCCAAGCCAGAAATGCAAAACATGTCTCGACCTTGCTGGGGAGGGCGGCAATCTACCGAACGCGCAGACGTGCGCTGCTTCGGGGACGCTGATTTACTCTCCAGCAATTCAAACTTCAGAAGTTGCTGGCATGGCTACTGGCAGTGCGCCAGAAAAAGATAGCCCTATGGTCGGCAATGGCGGCGGGTGCCCGTCTCACTCGCCGCTTTACCTAACTGCTGCGGAAATTGTGGACATCGTAACGAAAGGAAGAGAGTAATGAGCACCGAAAACATTGTGAAGTTTTTAGAGACAGCATACAGCGACGAAAAATTGGCGGCTCTGTTGGCGCACGCCCAAGATGGCAAGCTAGGATTTTATTCCTGCTGCTGTTTGGTCGGAACCGCTACAGCCATGCACGCATTAGTGGCTGCACCTAAAGACAGGAATGTTACCGGAGATGAACATCTCTCGATAGCTAGACAACTTCCATATGCATACGCCGCAGAATCCGAGTTTTCGCATCTCGGAAAAACAGATGTTGAACGCCGAAAACTACTAATTCCGCTCATCCTTGCCGAGATTGAACGCCGCGAATTAACTGCGCAATACCGCATGGAAGAAGAAGCTGCTGCCGAAGAAGGCGCGGCCATTGAAGCCAGTGGGTATCCCGATCCGGGAAGCGATAGGAGATTTGCATGATGACGGCAAGGTGGTCTAACGGGACTGACAGCATCGAGGCTACAGGGGATTCAGCATTTGTTACTTGGGCGCATCGAGAGTTCCATGCGTTCCGGGCTGAATTGGCGGAGCAGGCGCAAAAACAGGCTCTCAGGGATTCGATGATGGCTGAGCGTAATGCTCTCTTTTCCGCGCAAGTAAAGGCCAAAAACAGAATCAAGGAGATTGATTTAATTCTGAGGCATTCCGCATGAGCCGCCTATCCACTGCTTTCAAGCTGGTGCTGGCCTTTGCGCTATTGACTATTTTCTTCGCTCTTATGGCGGCAGAGATGAGCAAGTAGATGGCGTTAGTCGGGCAAATAACGTGTGACGTGTGCGGCAAACAGAAGCAGTCCGTAAATCATTGGTGGCTGGCATCTGTGCATGATGGTTTTTGGGTGCTGCCATGGAATGAGACTTTGCAGATCAAAGAATACAAGCACTATTGCGGACACGAATGCGCAGTTAAAGCTTTTAGTGAATACCTGAGCGGAGGAAAGTAAATGAAGGCATGGATTCTATTCAACGAGGACGGAGAACCAGAATTCATTGATGCCACGCTCACGGAAGAGCAGTTCAAATCGTGGTATCTGAAATATTTTGATCGCGGATGGACGGCGGAACTTTGCGAAATTACAAGGATTAAAAAGTGATACGCCAGAGCAAGCGGATTCCGACAAAGCGCGCAAGGCCCAGAGTGGTTCATTCTGAGCGCACGGCCCACCTGAATGGAGGCCACAAGCGCGTGAGGCTGTACGGATCAGCGAGAGATAAGCGCAGGGCAGAAGTATTTGAGCGTGCAGGCGGAAGGTGCGAAGAAATGATTCCTGTCGCGGATAACGGCGATTTGTCTTGGGGCCGCGTTCGATGCCTGAATCGAGCGACGGAATGGAGTCACTCAAAACACGGCGCACGGAAATGTGATTGCTATTCGCCGACAGCGAAAGGGGCGTGCTCGATAGCAAGCTGTACAGAATGCCATCAAAAGCGGCACAACTGCGGCGGGAAGCCGATAACCGTTACCAAGAAATCATTGAAGGAGAACGTAGCATGATAACCAAAACACCCGGATTCATTGTTGCTTGTATGGAATGCCACGGCGGAAAAGGTACAGCAGTAGACACGATGGAAGAAGCACAGGCAATGGCCGACACTCATTTTTCAGCGGGCGATAAGCCTCACGCTGGCCACACAGTAGCGATTATTCCAGCAGAGTTAGTACGAAAGCAGAAATAAATTTATCGGGACGGGGAGCATCAACATGGCGACACAGCAGTACGAACTTCCAGAAGTTACGAAGCAAATGGCCGTGAGGCAATCAACGCCGATGGATTTGCTTAACATCGCGCTTACAAACGGAGCTGCCATTGACGTAATTGAGCGGCTGGCAGCACTTCAGGAAAAGGCTATAAAGTGGGAAGCTGAAGTCCATTTTAATCAGGCAATGAATCAGGCCCAAGCCGAACTTGAGCGCATTGCTCCAGACCTGAATAATCCTCAGACCAAGAGCCGGTATGCCTCTTATGCCAAGCTCGACAAAGCTATCAGGCCGATCTACACCAAGTTCGGCTTCAGTCTTTCCTTCGATACCGCAGACTGTCCCTTGGCAGATCACGTTCGCGCCGTGTGCTACGTATCCAATTCAGGCCACAGCAGACGCTATCAGATTGATATTCCCTGTGATGGCAAGGGTGCCAAGGGCGGTGATGTGATGACCAAGACCCATGCCACGGGCGCGGCGATGTCTTACGGGATGCGGTACATGCTGAAGAATATCTTCAACATCGCAATTGGAGAGGAAGACAACGACGGCAACAATGCCCCCCAAATGGACGCGGACGAAAAGAACGAACGTCTTGCTCACTTCCCGAAGTGTGAGACTTTTGCCGAGCTTCAGGAGCACTTTGCCAATTCCTACAGGGAAGCTAAGAAAATTGGGGATGTTTACGCCGAGAACCAATTCATTGCCGCCAAGGACAAGCGGAAGCTGGAACTTAAGAAAGCGGGTGCCCAGTGAACGTCTTTGACTGTATCCAGCACTCGCCTGAATGGTATGCCGTGCGCCGGGGAAACCTTACAGCATCCAAAATTGCTGCTGCTACGGGCCAGCGGAAGCGCGGAACGGGCGAACTTGCTGCCCGTAGGAATATGCGCTTTGAATTGCTCTCAGAGATATTAAGAGACAAGACTACAGACCACTATGTTAGCCCATATATGGACTGGGGCATCGAGCAAGAGCCACGGGCAAGGGCTGAGTACGAAATACGCACCGGACAGTCTGTAGAGCCGCTGGGATTCATTTTTCACCCTACCCTGGATCGTTGCGGAGCGTCCCCGGACGGATACATTGCTCCGAACGGACTCTTAGAGATTAAGTGCCCTGAAACTCACAACCATCTTGAATACATAGACTCTGGCATCGTGCCTGTCGAATATGTCCCGCAGATGGCTTGGCAGATGGCCTGTGCAGGGCCAGAGATTGAGTATGTGGACTTCGTTTCCTTTGATCCGCGTCTAGTGGAGGAACTTCAGCTTTTTGTTATTCGCTACGAGCGGGACGATAAGCGCATTGCCGAGATGGAAGAACAGGCAATCGAGTTTCTTTCAGAAGTGGCACAGATGGCCGAGCGGCTGAAGGTTAACGCCAAACTGCCAACATTAGAAGATAAACTCCGCGAAAGTGTAAGGCAAGCCAAGGGCTACCATCCCGAGGAATCAGAGCTTTACATCACGGAATCAGACATCGCGTAAAAATTCGATCACAGGGAAATACAGGCAGCGTAAATGACAGTCAAAGACATTGCAGAATCGGCCCAGACTTTAGCGAATTACTGTTACCGGGAAGGTGAAGCGGCAGACGTAAAAATCATCTCCGGAGCAATCAAGGTACTGAATGACAAGGCCGCGATACTTAAAATGGATCGAACCGGGGAGATGGTGAAGAAGTAGATGGCGAATATTGACATTAAAGGATTACTGGGCGGAAAGCGCATTAATCGCTGTGCAGCCGAAGCACGTTGGAGATTTCCTTACTACTTTCTACTGTCAAATGCCTATGCCAGGATTGAACTCGATTACGAGGCCATTGCCCTGCACTTCGTATCGTTTCGCGGTAACTGTCCAACGGCGGAAGATATTGAAAAAGACTTCAAGGCGTACATATCAAATCATCTGATTTTCGTCTATCAGGTAGGTAGTAAAATTTGGGGCCAATGGGACTGTAGGCGGGAACAGACCGTTCGCCACAAGGATGCTCCAAGTAAACGATCCCCTAATCCTCCCGAGCCTGAATATCAGGAATGGCTAAAAGAACAACACCCTACAGATTGGGGGATGTTCCATTGGTCACTTAGTCCTAAAACGGTAACTACCGAAGAATCAAACACTTCACAAATTTTACAAAATGTTAATGAAAACCCTGAAAATCTAGAAACAATTTCGCGTGGGGTTGGGGTTGGTAGTGGGGTTGGAGGAGGTAGAGGGAGATACAACCCCCTACCCCCTTTGGAAAAACCGGTTCCTTCGGAACAGAACCTAGAAGACGAAAATTCAAAAGGGCCACAAGAGGTAATCGACCTCGATGTTTATTCCGCCGCTAAGGGGCTTGGTGAACTGATAGGTATGTCCGCAAGGGGCGGAGGACTACATATGCTCACTTCCGCAATAGAGCAAGCTGAAAGGCGGTGGAAGGGTAAGCGGCGCACTGAGATTGTCGATGCCATTGTGGTTCTGTGGAAAGAATATTGCGTTCAGGGTCATCATGCTCCGATAGCCCTCCATAACTGGCTAAAGACTTTGGGGAGATTTATCGACTCGGATGATTGGAAGATAAAAAAGCCAGTTGAATTTAAGCCGGATATTGACTGGCAGGGTGGCCACTTAGGGCCAGACGGGATTTACGTTAACAAATCAGGCAGGCGTATACCGGGATTTATTTGCCCGCCGCCGCCAAAAGGAGTCGCATGATTACAGAAAAATTAATGCCAGCTTCACTAGATTGCGAACGCGCCGTACTCGGGGCAATTCTGCTGGATAATTCATCTTTCGATCAGGCAGCGGCCAAGTTGACAACGGATTGCTTCTCTCTCGATTCGCACCGCAGAATTTATCTGCGGATGCAGGAACTATCAGAGGCGGGGCAGCCGATAGACTTTAGCACTCTGACAGAGCAACTTGGGAAGCACGCGGAGATCGAATCCGTTGGCGGAGTGGTTTACGTAACAAGTCTTACCGATGGTTTACCGCGAGTAAAAAATATCACTTCATATTGCGACATTCTGTTGGACAAGTTCATCTCGCGGCAGATTATTCACGCTTCCAATTCTGCCATTGAAGCGGCTTACGAACAATCTGATACTGGCAAGAGAAGTCTTGAATATTTATTGGAAACACTTCTCGGGCTGCAATCGAACGCGGTGAAGGAATTCGCTTCAACTCCAAAACAGTTTTCCGATCAAGTCATGGCAAACATGACAGAGATGAAAGAAAAGCGTTCTCGTCTGATTGGATTCTCTTTAGCTATTGAAGGGCTGAATCACAAGACTACAGGAGTACGCAAAAAAGAGCTTTGTGTCATCGGCGGCAGGCCAGGACAGGGGAAGACTTCATGGGCTCTCCAGATTGCCATTGATAACTGTCTGATGGGATCGGCGGTAGGAATTTTTTCTCTTGAGATGGACAAAGAATCACTCTTGCAGCGGGTTTATTCCTGCCATGGCCAGATTGACTTTACGCGCATCCGAGTCCCGTTTCTGTTGACGGATGTGGACACTTATGCGCTGGGACAGATCAAGCAAGAGGTAGATTCGTGGCCGCTTTTTATTGACGATGATGCGAATGGAGAAACCGGATTAACGCTTTCGGAATTATGCGCCAGAATTCGGCTACTCAAAAGACAGAATGGAGTCCGGCTGTTCATTATCGACTTTCTGCAACTTGTAAATGCTACTGGCCGCGACCCCCGCGAAAGAGTCACGCGGGTAATTCGCAGGCTGCGCAGACTGGCAAAATCTGAAGACATAGCAATCATCGCGCTTTCTCAGATGCCAAGACCTGCGCAGCACGATAAAAACAAGCGGCCAACGATGCACGATTTCATGGAATCTGGAGAGATTGAACAGGCCGCACACATCGCAATAATTCCATGGTGGCCAATGGACGATCAGGGAATCGTGATTGATGAAAAATGGCTCTGTATTTTGAAGCAGCGCAACGGAGAAACATGGGATGAGCCTGTGAGGTACCTTGGAAAATTTCAGCGGTATGAATCGAGGGAGGCATGACCCCACACGAACGCAAGGCCTTAGTTGAGCGCGGAGCAGAAAGAATCATGAATGAGTGGGATTACCTGCTTAACAAAGAAACCGCATTACTGATTTCTGAGGCTCTTTGGGAAGCATGGGAGCAGGAGATGAAGAACTAAATGGCAGAGAATAGCAAAACGGAAATTGACGTATTTCCAGAAGATGCAGAGAGTTTGCTTTATGAGTGCATTCGAGAGCTGAGTTACGTGCATTCGGTTGAAAATTGCACATCTGAGCTTTGCGCTTCGGCAGTGGGAGCCAAACTGATTGAACGCGGCATGAAATTTCTAAATGTCCGCGAACTGGCTGAGGAAACTTTAGACGCTCAAAGGAAAGCAGAATCGGGCGCGGGCGCGGCGGCGGGCGGGGAGAGCAGAGCATGACGGCAACAGCGATTGCAGTTCAAGAGAAACCTATTTTATTTAGCGGCGCAATGGTCAGAGCCATTCTTGAGGGCAGGAAGACTCAGACACGGCGAGTAATAAAGGCCGATACCGCACAGGGTATGGATTGCACGCGCCTGCTATTTAAGCGCAGGAACGGAGATGTGTTTCTCGATACCGCTGCTGAGGGTGAAATCATTGCCGCGTTTTGTCCCTACGGTCGTGGGCCGCGTGTCACGTTCAAGCCAATCCCCCGGACAAACGGTAAATACTTCGCCGGAGACGATGGGGTAATTTACAACTCAGACCGCAAGCCGATGTCGCCGTGGCTAGGTGGCTACAAGCAAAACTATCAGATGGTAGCGGTTGGTGAGCTTCGCAAAGAATATGTTCACCAGCTCATATGCGAGGCATTCTATGGTGTCGCTCCTGAAGGCTTACCCCAGGTGCGCCACATGGACGGCAATTCCAAAAACAACACGCCAATGAACCTTGATTGGGGAACGCCTGAACAAAACAGGGCGGATTCATCGGCGCATGGCAGTTTGACTGGCTCATCTAGTCCACACGCAAGGCTCTCCGATGCAAACGTGGAACATATTCGCCAGCAACGTGGCATTACCACGATACCGCATTTAGCCGCGCTATTCGATGTTGACGTTGAAACGGTGCGCGATGTACTGAACGGCAAGACGTGGGCCAATCACATCCAGCCACCTAGAAACTTACCGGCTTACATTCCTGAGCAGCCGGGAGATCGTCTCTGGGTGCGAGAAACGTTCGCCTTGCAGCAAAACGTTGAAGATGATGAGCCGCCGTTCAATGATGGCCGTCCAGTCAAGCGATTCGACAATGAAGATGAAAGCGGCTGGCTGCAACCGCATTACAGAGCAACCGATCCTCAGCCAGAATTGACCTGCCCGGAAAATCCGCGCCACAACTGCGGCAGCGAAGATATTTGTGCAAGCCCATGGCAACCATCCATCCATATGCCGCGCTGGGCCTCACGTCTCACTCTTGAAATAGTCAGCGTAAAGGTTGAGAGAGTGCAGGAGATCAGCGAAGAGGATGCCCAAGCAGAAGGCGTGATTGTAAGCGGGCAAACTTCACTGACGCATCGCCTTGCATTCATCAGCCTCTGGGACTCAATCAACGGCAAACGCACGATAAAACCTCCTGACGGCGATAAAGAGATTCCGTTTGCTAGCTGGGAGTCTAACCCTTAGGTGTGGGCAATTACGTTTCGGAAGGTCACGGCATGACGGCAAAGCCCTGCAAGCATCCAAAACTCGACAAGACTCTGCATTGCAAGACCTGTGGCGTAAAGGTGGACATCCGCGAAAAGAGGAACAAGTACGGAAACCGGAAAACAGTTGTGGATGGCATCACGTTCGACAGTGCAAAAGAGGCGCGGAGATGGTTCGAGCTTTCTGTAGCGCGAAACAGCGGAATTATTTCTTACTTGGCGCGGCAGACAGCCTTTGCCTTGGTAGTTAACGGTGTGCATATTTGCGATTACAAATCAGACTTCGACTATCACAAAGACGGCAAGAGGATTGTGGAAGATGTGAAATCGAAAGCGACCAAGACTCCTGCTTATCGGCTGAAGAAAAAGCTATTGAAGGCAATTTTTGGATTAGAAGTAATCGAGGTGTGAGGCCCAATGAGCGATAACACGCACTTAAAATCTGCTATAATGGGCGAGTCAGAAACAGCGTTAGCGCGCCGTCCTGACCCAGCAAACAGCAGATTGAGGCTGCTGCCTGTGCCCGACAAAAGCGTATCACAGTTCGTTCAATGCCAGCTAAAGCTGCGTCTTACGAAGGCGCAAGAGCGCGAACTGGAAACGTGGATTTATCACCTAACGTCCGTGTGGAATTGGGCAATCCGCAAGATCGAGCTAAATGCCAAAGACAGAGTCTATTTCTCTGCTCGTGACTTCAATAACCTGCTAGCAGGTCACAGTGTAAAGCTCGGCGTCCCATCCCATGTGATTCAAGGGGTTCTATCGACCGCATACGAATCCTGGTCGCGCTGCTTCAAGCGGTTGGCAGGAAAACCACGGCTGAAGGGGCAGCGTAGACCGCTGAGTTCAATTCCATTTCCTGATCCATTTTTAGCGCCCAAAGGAAGCCGCATTTACGTCCCTGCCTTTGGTAGCGTTCGTTTTCACAAAATGGACTTGCCAGCCGGGAGGATAAAGCGCGGTCGCATCTGCAAACGTGCTTCCGGCTGGTATCTATGCCTCATCATCGAAGGGCAGCCAAAACCGATTGAGCGCACAGCCAGTGGGATTATCGGCATTGATCCCGGCTTTGGCAACCTACTCACGACTTCAGATGGCGAAGTCATAGAGCACCCCAGAGAGCTTGAGGCTGGAGCTACACGGCTCGCACAGGCGCATCGAGGCAGGAACAAGAGACTGAGTGCCAGGATTCAAGAGCGTATCCGTAATAAGCGCAAGGATCGCAACCACAAGCTATCGCGGCGGCTGGTAGCCGAGAACGTCACCATAGTTTTTAGTTCTGACAACATCAAGGGAATAGCGAAGAGATTTGGGAAAAGTGTGGCCAGTTCGGGCCATGCGCAACTTCGGCGGATGCTCACATACAAGAGCCTTATCGGCGGTACTGAGTACATCGAAGTTGATTCCAAAGGTTCCACCATGACCTGCTCGAACTGCGGGGCGCAATCTGGCCCTACGGGATTGAGTGGGCTTGCGGTAAGGCAGTGGCGTTGCGCCTGTGGAGCGCAGCATGACCGCGATGTAAACGCGGCCATCAATACGCTACTCGCCGGGGCTGGATCGGCCCACGAAAGGAGTCTTGCACATGCAAGATAGCGCTAGAAACCCTAGGCAAAACAGGGAGATCACCGATAACAAACCAAAGCGGCTCACGGTGAAAGATCGAGAGCGAATCGCCAAGGGCATGAAGCGCCACGCCAGATATATCTCTCAGGACATTCGGCGGATGGAGCGCATACAGGCTGATGCCGAGTGGCTCCATCACCGTGACAGTAATTGCGGCAATGCTGCATCGCTCACAGATGCAATCCTGGTACTGGCCAAGGAAGCGATAGCGGCACACCGGGAAGAACTGAAGGAATGCAAGGCTTGGGCGAGTAAGAGGAGAATCGCGTGAAACCCAATCAGACATCAGGCCCAGATTCAGGGGCGCAGAAAACTGCCACAACATCCAACTTGGGAGTTTCTGCTGGAACTCACTGTGCCACTAATGGCTGTGGACACAGATGGAGCAGGCATGGTCAACCAAACGAAAACTGGCGAGGCTGCCTTGAGATCGGATGCGCCTGTAGCGGATTTCTTGACGTGACAACCCTGAGCGACGATTTGTTGCTGGATAACTTTCACTGGTCGCAACCCTCTGGCGATGACGAAAAATACTATGACCTTTTCAGGGCCGAACTTGCGCGACGGCTGCAATCTAAGCGCACGATTCCCGTCAACGCGTGCCGCTGGTGCGGAGGCCCTGAGCACCCAAGTGGGACGATATGCAAACGATACTGGTTTGGTGAAACGCTGTGACTGACACTTCAGGGGCGCAGAGGATAGCGCTGGAGGGGACGTAAGAGCTTTTTATTTGAAATAGCATGGCGTGAGTAGGCCCTTTCTGGGTCCCTACCCACAATCTGAAACGAATGGAATAGAGCAAGGATGATTTGGTCAACACCTCAGCGAGTTTTCGACAAATTGAATGATGAGTTCGAGTTTCAAATCGACGTGTGTGCCGATCCTGACAATGCGAAATGCGGGGAATATTACACGCGGCAGCGCGGATTACATGAGGAATGGACGGGAATGTGTTTCATGAATCCGCCCTATGGCAGAGGAAAACTAATTGATCCATGGATTGCCAAGGCCCATCAAGTCGCCTTTCGCTCAGAGGGGAGCGTGGTGTGTCTCATACCAGCGCGCAATAATCCGCCGTGGTGGCATGACTACGTAATGCAGGCGACAGAAATTAGATTCGTGCGCTCAAAACTATCTTTTGCCGGAGAGAGTAAAGGCGTTCCGTTCTGGGGTAATGCCATCGTGGTATTCAGCGGCGGTGAGGTTGGGCCAGTCGGATCTACCTGGTGGCGGCCATACGTATCTAGCTGGGATCAACCAGGTGCGAAGAGAGCGCGGGTAAGGGACCCAGAACGTAGCTTCACCGGAGCACGACTGTAACAAATAGAAAAAGGAAAGAAGTTGGGGCGACCTATGAGCTTAGCAGAGCGGGACAAGACGGAGCGGAAGCGCAAACGGATGTTTGTGACCGTGGATGAAAGTTTAGATGGCGGCGTAAAGCAGCGCGTGATGGTGGTTTGGCACAAAGGCGAACCGATGATGGTATGCCGCTGGACTCACACCTGTAGTGGATGCACCGAATACGTCGAAGGCCAGCTTGCTTACGGGCCGAGCGGATGCTCCGAATGCGGTTACACCGGAAAGCGGCGAAACGCTTCATTGGTTCCATTGCCAGAGGACGCGAGGAAAGAAGCATTCAGAAAACGTGCTGCGCGGGCGGTGACCCGATGACAGACTCAGGGCGGAAGCCGCGCTACATCGAAAAGCCGAGCGACAAAACGTATCGGTCGATTGCCAAAGAGATCATTGGGCAGATTCTTGCGCCGAAACACGAGGTAGATCGAGTCGTAAGGATTCTCAAGCAAAACTTCAATCCATTTTTCACGCGGAGAAAGCCATGACCAAACCAGCGGACGAGCGGACAGCGAAAGCGCGGGAGCGCATAGAAGGCATGTACCAGAGGGCAATGGATTTTCGGGATAGCACTCCGGTACGTGATGGATGGCAGAAAAACGAAGAGCAATATAGACGCTCTTACATGAATGCCTACAAGCGAACGCTGGATGTCGAAGCGTTCAAGAAGTCAACCCGCCAATACAGGAGATTTCTACGTGACGGTATCTGAGTTTCGTAAACAGTGGTCGCATAAGCCAACGCCGATACCCCAAGATGCTAGCGGACTTTGGTACTCGGAGGAATGCACAGAACAGTTGATGGCCGCTTTTGCCGAATCCGAACGTTCCTCAGCCATAAAGGAAGCCGTGAAGATCGTGGAATCGTATCAATGCAGCGAGATCGAGAATCGCAAAGATGTACGGCCTCTGACTCGGATGATTGCAAAGGCGATCCGCGCTCGCGGCGAACGGTAAAGGTGTGGAGAGAGGAAAACAATGATTAGCATTAAGAAAAGTCCAACAGCAGACACCAGAACGTGCGATTTTGCAAATATCAGCAAGCAAACCCTATTTGACAGCAGCGTTCAACACATTGGAGATGTGCAGCAAGGCATCGAGTTCTTTCGAGAGCTTCTGGTGGAAGCCGCCAACGCGCACGATCACGACAAGCTATCTGACATTGACGGATTCCACCGCGATTTCGTGACTGGATTTGCGCGCACGGAGTGGTGGGACAACCATAGAAAGGTCAACCGTCACCATCTGCTCAATGATGACGGAGTTCCCGCCGACGTTAACCTCATCGACGTACTGGACATGATTGCCGATTGCGTAATGGCTGGCATGGCGCGATCCGGCTCCGTGTATGCGCTCAATCTCAATCCAGAGGTATTGCGCAAGGCGTTCGACAATACCGTTGAATTGCTCAAGTCGCACGTGGTTGTTGAGACCGAAAAAATTCAGGCGTGACGCTGGGGGAATGGGGATGGAAAAGAAGATGACGCTAAATGAATTGCTTGACGAGGCACGCGATCCGCTGAACTCGCTCGATCAGCTTGGATTGCTATTAAGAGATTTTGCAAAGCTGGGGGCCGCAGTCTCAGCCTCTCCGCAGCCGCCGCTTGGATGTCCTGAATGCGGAGGGACGGATTTGCGATGGTCAAACGGTCGCACTGTAATTTTCTGCTACCAAGGTAAGCCATATCCAGAGCATTCATTTGATGTATCTACACTTGAATCGTTCCGGAAGTTCTTTGCCCCAGCCCCAGCTCAGGACAGTGAAAAATAAGTGAAAAACTGCATAAAGTTCGGTATAATGGGCGGGTCGGGAAAGTGCTTGAACACGATCCCGGCCCATGTCAACAGACCGGATGAGGGTCTGCCGATGCCCGTTAGAAGTCTAAAATACCGCCTCTATCCCAATCAAGAGCAGGCCGAATGGCTCACAGGCCAACTCCGCGAAGCGTGTGACCTGTACAATGACGCGCTGCAAGAGCGCAGAGACGCATGGAAGACTTGCCGGAAACGCGTCAGCTTCTATGAGCAGTCTCGCCAACTGAAAGACCTCAGAGCGCAAGGACTGCTGAAGATACCCAATTTCAACTGCGCTGAAGAGATATTGAAGCGCTTGGATCGTGCGTACTCTGCCCTGTTCCGGCGCGGCTATGGTTTCCCACGATTCCGTTCTCTCCGGCGCTTTGACAGCATCACCTTTCCGAAACATACCAAGGGTTTCAGCGTTTACGGTGACCGCTTGCGCTTACAGGGATGCCCTTCGCTTATAAAGATTAATCTACACCGTGCCGTTGACGGGACTATAAAAATGGCCACGGTCAAGCGCGAGGCCGACCGCTGGTTTGTAGTTATAGTTTGCGAGATTAAGGTAAACCCGCTGCCGCCCTCCGCAAAAGATTGTGGCATTGATGTCGGCCTCTCCTCTTTTGTGGCCTTGTCTGATGGGACAGAAGTGCCAGCCCCGCAGTTCTTCCGTAAAGCCCAGGCGAAGCTCCGCAGAGCGCAGCGGCATCTTGCCCGCTGTAAACGTGGCAGCAAGCGCAGGGCGAAGGCCGTAGCGCGGGTGGCGCGGCATCACGTCAAGGTTCGCAATCAGCGTAGCGACTTCCATCACAAATTGTCTCGGCAGATCGTCAATCGTAACCAACTAATTGCAGTTGAAGATTTGAACGTCAAAGGGCTGGCGCAATCCCGGCTGGCCAAATCAATCCACGATGCAGGATGGTCCGCATTCGTAAACATGCTTACCTACAAAGCGGCAGATGCTGGTAGGACGCTGGTACGAGTCAATCCAAGGGGTACTTCGCAAACCTGCATCTGCGGCGCATCTGTATCCAAAAAACTAAGTGACCGATGGCATAAATGCCCAGAGTGCGGTTTGTCCGCATCGCGGGATGTCGTGTCGGCAATGGTCATACTTCAGGCTGGAAGAGCCTGTCAGATCGTAACTAAGGAGATTTAATTCCATGAGTGACCTGAAAAGAGATCAGAACTCGCTTCAAGTGGAGAATAGCAGCGAGGCTATCTCGCTTCACTCTGAGCCATCCGCGAAGCTCTGTGATTTCCCATTCCAAGGAGATTGTACTCAGAAAGAAGCTTGCCTAACCGCGAACAGATGCTTAAAGAACCTGTCTGAGCCATCCGCGCCCAAGGTTGAGCCGTGGCCTGATGAAAGATTGCACGAATACATCTGGACGCAGATCAACGAACAAGGCGGTACTGGCAATCTGCTTAAGCCCGATGGCGTGTCAGATTCAAGGTTTGACAGGCTGGTGAATGAAATTGCTAAGTCACGCAGGGACGCGCCAACGGAGAAGAAATGAAATTTGGTACATGTCCAATCATGCCGACACGGTTAGAAGAAATACGTTCTGGCTCTCCGATGACTGCCAAAGAGAAACGGGAGTGGCACCAATGGATTGTGCGGCGAGGCAAGCAGCGGTCGGAAGCTGGAAAGAAGGGCGCTAAGGCAAGACACAGTAAGAATAAAGCTGTGCAAACTATTTCGACAGGAATGGTGCAGCAAGAGATGAGAGATGGAACAAAGCACGCTCTTGAAAGTCTGGCCGGGGACGCGCAGGTGGAGGGGCGGAAATGAGCGACACAATCGAAAAGCCCTGGACACAAGAACAGGCTGATGCACTTAACCACTTTCAGACGAATGGCAGAATGCACCCATTCACTTGTGGCAGCGGTAATCGCACAGACGCTAACCATCTTGACGGCGAAGGAGTTTTGTTTGCAACTCCGAACGGATGGATTTGCCCATATTGCGACTACCGTCAGGATTGGGCGCACGAATTTATGTTTCACAAGACCGCGAGTGAAACGCTTGGGGAAATTATGTCCAAGCGGAGCCAAAACTAGGGCGATAGAAACACGGAAAAGTGTTGAATTCTCAGGCAAATAGCGAGATAATTGCGGGCAGGCCAGAGCAGTGCGCAAACACCACTCCGGCCACGTGCCCCGCCGAAGATTCTACACGTTTATCCCGTTCTGAGTATCGTAAGCAGTGGCGTCAAACCCCTTGGGGGAAGAAAACCGAAAAAGCTAGATCATTGGCCGCGTCATATCAGCGCGGCGGAAAACTTACCAAGCAGCCCTGTGAAGTTTGCGGCGACCCTGAGACAGAGAAACACCATGAGGATTATGATTTCCCCTTGGATGTGCGTTGGCTCTGCCATGAGCATCACCGGATGGTGACTGCGGGCGAAATCAAACTAGAACCGCGTAAACCTTGCCTATTGCCTCTCCCCAACAGAAGCGAAAGCCGAATGATAGGCAGGATAGCTAAGAGTCTCAGGCAAGGAATTGATTCAGAAACTCTGGCCAAGATGCGCGAGTATGCCCAGACCTATCGGCGCATCATGATCCAAGAAGCAAACGGCATCTTCACGGAGAGCAAATAGAATGGCTCCAAAGGTGCCACCGCGAAGAAAGTACCGGACTAACTGCAACTCTAAGAATATGCGGCAGTTAAACGTTAGAGTACCTAAGGAAATACACGATCTAGTGGAATTCAATTCCTATGATGAAAATGGCCGCAAACTATCGAAAGATAAGGTAGTTTCCGACATGATAACCTTCGCGGCTCCGCGAATGATGAAGTCTAAAAGTCTGTGAAAGTGCTAGCGGTTTTATTTTTGACGAGTACCCCCATAATAGTCATATAGTTAGCCTATCGCTCCCCGGAACTGAAAACGAGGTGCGGAGTCCGACCCGATCTCGATTCCGCACCTTGAGGGTTAAGCGACTAAGAGGCTATTGAGACTGACAAACCACAGCTCTGCTTACGAGCAAATGTGCGGTAGCTATCGCCCAAAATGGTGGCTAATCCGCTCGAAATCCTCTCAAGAAGACCGCGCCTGCGAAAATCTCACCAATATTGGCATTGAAATACTCTGCCCGCGCATAGAATCTAAGCCTCTCTTCCCCGGCTATCTGTTCGGCAATTTCTCTCTCAATTCCCTTTCATCCGTCAATTCAGCCTATGGAGTTTTGCGCGTTGTGCAATTCGGCAAGACTCCGGCTGAAGTGGCAGAAAGCGTGATTGAGGAGATAAGGAATAGAGTGGCGGCGAGAGAGTTTACCATGAGCCAATTTAAGCGCGGGGATCGCGTGAGAGTGACTTCAGGCGCTTTCGATGGCTGGGAAGGAATGTTTGATTGCCGGATACCGGGGAAACAGCGCGCCAAGATCATGTTGAATACGGTTTTCAGCGCAAACACAACCTGCTATCAGGTAACACGCGGGGCGGCAATGAGTTTGGAGATTGGGCTTGGGGAGCTGGTGAGCGCATGAGCGTGCTAAGAGAATCTGCCACTGATTTGATTGTCCGCGCAATGGAAACGGCAGACGACATGGCCGAAGTGGTAGTGATTTATCGCATGAAAGACAACAACGGCGCGGATTCAGACGGCTTCGGCTGGGGTGAGCAATACGGAAGACACGTTTGTGCGGCTTGGAATGTTGGAATCGGCAAGCTGGGGAATGCTGCATAAATCCTATTCGAAAGACGAAGAATGAAGTTTACCGACGCTGAATTTATCGAAGAACTGGAATCCTTTTTGGATGTTGGCAACGATTCAGGAATTAAGCCCTCGCCGCCAGTTTTCTACACGGCATCAGGCGCGGTAAATCGGGAGAAAACACTGAATTTGCCAGACTTTTCGGGCATGACGGAGCAGAAGAAAGCGGAGTTGAGCCAGTGAAAAAGATTTTGATTTTCCGCAAAAAGCAGACATAACGGTTGTGGCAGTTAGCCGTACCCTACGCTACGCACCGGAAGCGCTGGTGATGAAAGGCCGCAAGGCTGGAGGGGAAAACGCGCCATAGGAATGAGCGGTGAAAGCCGCTAAGTGTGAAAGGCCAGAAGGTCACAGGCGTGAAAGCGCAGAACCAATTTTTACCATGCCCCATTGAACTTGAGGCTGTGGCGACATTGGGGCTGGGTTCCAAGAATGGCAGATAACGCGAGAGGTTGCTGCTCAACCTGCGGAAACTTTTAGAAAGTAAAGGAGATTTCATGAGAAATAAATCAAAGTATCTGGCAAGTGTGCTGGCAATGGTAATGCTGGTGGGCTGCGCAAAACTTCACCGCACGCCGAACGCGGACGGTACGCCAACCGCTCCAGTGACACAGCTAGAGAGCGCGAACGCTTCTAACGCGGAAATTTCCGTGCATAACCATGCAGTCGGTGAGGCACTCGTCGCGGCCCACCAAAGCGGACTCCTGGAAACCAGCTATTTTGACCGTCTCTCTGCTGGCCAAATCAAGATCACGCGCATTCATGAGCAGTTGACTCCGCTTTTGGCTCAGCCTGTTGCAGCGAATGCGGCACAGATCAAAGGGCTTTTGAAGGAAATTGGCGACATTGGCGCAAGCATGGTAGCGGATGGAACGGCAGGGGTAAAGAATCCGACTGCTCAGCAGAGAATCGTTTCTGAGATTCAGTCAATCATCACTTTGGCAAACTCAATTGGTTCCACGCTTACCGCTGCGGGAGTGCTGAAATGAAAACATTCATCGTGTGGCTTGTTGAACTCATAACATTTAACCATATTCGCGGCCAGCATTTGTATGGGCAGCCAAGTTTGCGCTGGTGGTACACGGGAACGGATAAGCATCAGCATGGCGGGTGGATTTTCCTTTCGCGGCAGTGGTTTGCCCAGTACAAATGACTTGGGAAGCCCAAGAGTTACGCAATCGAGAAGCCGCCGAAGCCGACAAGAATTCCATGCCCGATCAAATGATTTCAGCCTGCTATGAATGTGGTTCGCCAGAATCAATGAACTGCGGGCACGGCAAACTTACCTACATGAAAAAGTGGCAGGCGGCCAATGTCGCCATCGTCTATGAACTTAGAACGCTGATGAATATTTAAGAACGAGGAGAATTTCATGGCATTACCTACTGACGTAGCATTAAAACTGGCTGCACTATTGGCCGCTCTTACGGCAATCGGCGTGGAAGACTTGAACGCGATTCGCTCAATTGACACGCTAGGCCCTGTAGTGGCTGATAACGTGGCAAGCCTTCAGGCAACAGCGCAGCAGTTCGACAAAGAAACCATTGACGTATTGAACGCTGAGCGCGTGGCGGCAGGACTCCCGGCACTGTAAACCCAAACGTAAAGGATGGTCTTATGTCAACAAGAGTGAAAGTGGTATGCAGTTACAAGGATTCACGGCCCGGAATGTCACAGATTACTTTCAACCCTGTGTATTCTGGCAGTGAAGAAAACAAGCAGTTCTTTAATGCGACTCCGGGCGGACAATTCGCCTTTTACACGGTAAACGCTGTCGCTGCCGCTCAATTCGAGATGGGCAAGGAATACTATTTCGACATCTTTGCCGCTGATTAAAATGGCTGAATTGAAGTCAATTTGGGATGAGCCTATGTTTTGTTCTACGTGTGGTTCAACCTGTACTGTAAAAGAATGCGAACCGGATGTTGATGGAGAGGGTTCGCTAGGCTGTCCTGTACCTGATTGTGGCGGCAAAATGTACGAATTTGGACGTTAAGCAATGCACTCTCTTTACCTCATAGCCGCAATAAGCCTTGACCCTGCAACCGCTGGTAAGATTCTGGGCGAAATGACAGCGGTTTACGGTCTGTTGCAGGGAGTCAAGAAGACCTTTCCTGCGCTTACGGGGAAATGGGCCATCGTCCTGAATGTGGCCATGTCGCTTGTCGGTGCAGCGGTAATCATCCCGCCAAACTCATTCTTTTCAATGGGAACGCTTATGGTCGTATTGCTGGCAGGAATACAGGCAGCGGGCTCGGCAGGAATACACGGAACAGTACAGAATGTTGCTCCAGTGGCATTACAGACGGTGTTAGGACAAGGGCCGAAGGTGGACGCGCCCGTGCCTGTCACCGGTAGCACTGCGCTTAATCTGAGCGCGGCACAGAGCAAAACCGCAACAGGTTCTAAGCCGTACGATTTGAGTTAATCTTGGCGCGTGATTCTCTGAATTTCTGGCAGCCACACTCAGGTTTATCGGCCCCCGGCTGGCCCTCACGTTCATGGGATGGCAAAGAGTAGAACAGGCAATCGGCAGGACTACCAGCGCAATGGCGACCTAGAGTGTGACCGCAAACGCATAGGCGTTCAAGGTTTCCGTCAAAAGCATATTTGCCATCAGCTTCACGTTTCTGATGGCGTACAGCTTTAAAATTCAGGCATCCGCAATTGTTTTGGCAATCGGTGAGGCTTCCGGAAGAATGATCGCCACGGTAATGACCGCAGACGCAAACACTTGTGAGATTGTCCTGTTTAGCTTTTCTGGCTTTGGCAACATTTTGGCGGACGGCGGCTTTCTTGGCTTCTGAGGTAGACTTGCCGCCTTTGCGACCGAGGGAAACAGCGTGAGGGTTCTTGCTCATTTTTTCTCCACAGCGATTACTGTGCATGACGATGCACCGGAGAGGCCATGTGCTCCCTTTGGGGCTGAGATTATGGCAATGGCTGGGCGCGATACTGAGCCTTCCCGGTAGCCCTTAGCCGTCATTGTGGCCTCGCGCTTCGGGAAGGCTGCTACGAACTGGCCGGTGAATTTACCATCGGCATCGGTGAGTGACCATACTAACCCATATTTACCTCTAATAAGCTTAGCCGGAACTTCTTTGCCGGAAAGATCAAACAATGCCGGAAAATCCCACATGCCGCCATTGGCATCAATATCAGCCTGAAGGCGATACTTGCGGGCATTCAATCCATCGGCCCACTGGCTCAGGAAACCATCGGTATCGCAACGCTCAAAAGACTCGGCAGCGCGGCGTTCGCACTCAGCAGCTTTTTCAAGGTTTGTCATAACGTCCTCCATGTCAATATAGTACAATAAGCGCTTATTGATGTCAAGGGAAATAACCAAACTTTATCAGGCTTAAAATCAGAGGCTTAAAAATGGACGCTGAATATACTGCTTACCAAGAAGCGCTCAAAGGGCTAAAAACGGCCACGGACACGGTGAATACCTGCAAACTCGCACTGCATGCGGCAATCAACAAGAAAGCTGAAGAATTTGGTGCTCAAGTAGCCAGCGACACCAGCGTAAAATCAGCCCCAGATACGAAACCGGCTTAATCCATGAGCAATCACCACAATTTCGAGCGCGAGTTAGGGCATATTGCGGCCCTCATTGAAGCAATTCAAGAACGCATCAATTTCATTGCAGAACAAGGAGTTAACGTGGATCAGATCAATCAAGCAATCGCCAAACTTTCAGCCGATGTAGACGCACTCGCGGCAAAGCCTCACGGAATCACCGTTGCCGAGGCGCAGACCATCACAGACGCAATCAATGCAGTAGGAGCCAAGGTCACGGCTGCTCTGGCGGCGTAACGTCTGGCACTTCAACCTGAACGTATCTGTAGCCATTTTTCAGCCGATGCCGGCGGATGGTTTCACGGTTTACGCCTGTGACTTCTACAGCATGACGGATTGAGCCGCCGGGATCAGTAAAGACTTTGCAGGGACGGCCCCAGGTTACTCCAGGTTTCGCCATTGCTCGCTTGACTCCCTCTTTGACGCGCTCACGGATTAAATCACGCTCGAATTGCGCAAAAGCGGCCAATATCGTGAACATGGCTTCGCCCATCGGAGTTGAAGTATCTAGGTTTTCGGTGTATGAGCAGAATATGATTTTGCGCGAGCGGAATTCTAGCATGTGCTTAATCAGCTCATTGGTTGAGCGGGCGAAGCGGTCAAATTTCCAAACTGCAACTCCATCAACACGACCTTTGCGAACGTCGTTAAGTAGTCTTTCGAGTCCGGGGCGATTCATTTTCGCGCCTGAAAATCCCTCGTCCACATATTCGGCATGAATATTCCAGCCACGAGCACCGGCGTATTTGCGAAGCGCATCGAGTTGCATGGCGCTGGATTGTTCTGAAGTGCTCACGCGGGCATACAGGGCTATTTGCATGGCTTATATTCTTCCTTTCAGCGAAAAATCGTAAATTCTGGCTACCATGTTGAGAAAATCCCAGAGGCGCATGTTACGTTTAGCACGGTTGCATTCTGAGCAAGCCGCAACGCAATTTGCCGGTGTATATGGCTTGGAACTGTCAACACGATCTATTCCGTTGTATCTGATTGCCCCCATTGCCGTTCTTGACATTCTGTGCGGCTCAATCCCGCAGTAGAAGCAATTGGACTTGAACAATTCTCGGCATTCTTCATGAGTGAGAGAAAAGGTTATTCCGCGACGATCCGCATTCGACTTAGCCCAGTGAATGAGTTTCATGAAAGCGGCCAAATTAGGAGCCTTAGCGCCAAACTTGGATTGGTGCATTCTGTCTTTTCGCCAGCAACCGCAACTGGTAGTCTGTTTTCTACGCAGGGTAGTTCCATGAACCGTCTTTCGGTTTCCGCAGATACACAAGCAATTCCAGTGAGCGCCACGTCTTGCCATGGAATTAGGTTCAGCCAAGGATTCGACTTTAAGCCTGCCAAAAGTTTGTCCAGTCAAATCAACGACTTTGCGCATGTTGTAAAATCCTCGAAGCCCTCAATGGCTCCTGTTTGGCTGTTGAAGGTTAGCGACCAGTCGGCTTTAACGGAGCTTGGCTGGTCGCGCTCGAAATGAAGAGGGGACATTAAGCCATACTTGGCACATAGCATCGGCGATGATAAACACAGCCTGGGCATGAACTTCAGTAATCTCCCTGCCATGCGGCGAAAGATACATGCATGTATTTATGAGTGTTCTGATAGCGTGCTGCTGCGCTGGGTCAGTCGGGAATCGCAACCAACACGGGACGGTATCATCAAAAGGATCAAGCGCATCAACAACTTCAGCAAGTTTTTCAGGTGTGCGAACAAAGCAAGAAACGCGGCAGGACGGTTCAAGATTGGCGAGATATTCAGCGGAAGTCATATCAAATTCTCCTGTTTAGAGTTTGAATTTGCTCTCAAGAGTTAACGGCTCTCAAGAACATCCAAAGTATCGCAAATTTACACTTTAGTGTCAAGCTAAAAGTGCAACTATTTAAACCGTTGAAAATAAATGAACTTATCTTCTATTTTCGGTAAGATCAAAGAAGCATTAAACCCTCAGACTCCAAGCGAGTCGGTAAAGCCTGTGGTTCAAGCTGCAACAGAAGAGTTCTCGGTCGAGCCAATCCATCCTCCCATGTCAATTCCAGAGGTTTCGGCGGAAGAAACCCAAACTGAGATCGTACCAAGACAGAGTAAACCCGCTGACGTTGGTGAAGCTCACGAGAAACAAGCCGAAGAACCAAAGATTGAGGTGGTAAAAGAAAAAAAAGCGGTTCGTTCTAAAAAAGAACCCCCTAAGAAATCACCAACTAGTCAGCCGATAATCATTAACTCACCCATAATCAACGAAATACGTACAGATAAAGAAGACTCAATTCGTGATCTTGTGGAGTCAGCGGGCGGTTCACTCGACAAACCAGAGAATCGGCCAGTTATCGCAATGAAGGGCCCGGACGGGAAATTTCTGCCTGGAAACTGCGCGAATCCAGGCGGAAGACCAAAAAGCAGGCTAATTTCTGAAGAATTGAAGGAAATACTGTCTTCCGAGGATACTAACACTCGCACTGGAGCTGAAAGACTGGGTAAAAAGCTCATGAGTCATGCTGAACAGGAGAAAGACGGTTACCTGAGCTTAGCGGCTATCAGAGAAATTACGGATCGTGTAGAGGGTAAGCCGGTGCAGACCTCGAACGTTCGCGGCGTAATGGTGATGGTTCCGGCTGAATCTGTGACTAACGCGCTGGAATCGTGGGCCGATGATGGCAATTAAGGTAGACCATCATTGCGTAATTGTGCAGCGTAAACGGTTATGATAACAAAGGACTTAACATGTCACAGCGGAGTAGGTAATTGTGCAGATAGTATTGCGCGTTTCGCTGCGTATCTAGCCTATGGCGGGAACCTGCTGATTGACCCTCCTGACCCTGCACGCCCTCACGCTTCACCTTGCGCTGAAGGATGCGCTACAGGGCCCATTATGTGAGATTAGCAGCCAATTGGCGGAGGAAGTGGAATAAATCATGGGAGTCTCTTTAGCGGGCACCGGCGGAAATCCTCTCCCACCCTGCCAAAAACGAGGTTATGGTTTCATGGGTAGCGTAAAGCAAAACTGGCGTTCTGTCCTACAATGTGCGACAATGTCCGACATGAGTAAGAAGATTTCGGTGAGATTGTCCGACGATGTCCTACAGGCAGTTGAGGCAGTGATGCAAACTGAGAAGGTGACGATGTCGCATGTGGTAAACCGGGAGTTGCGAAAAATGGTTCCGTATAGCGTGGAAGTCAAGGAAAAATCGGCTGGAGTCTCGGGCGAGGCGGAGGGGCTGAAAATTTTAGGGCAGCCAGTAGTTGCGGATGCTGACATGGAACCGGGAAGTTTCAAGATTGAGTCAGGGCAGGTTGTACCGCGTCCAACTTTTGAAGATCAGTATTTGAATAAGCCGTTTCCTGAAGTTGAGTCGCCTAGCAAGTTCCGCACATCGCCGGACGGTAAACCGTGCAGGCACATGCTGTACTGGTGTGATCGGGGGTGTTGGAAATGAATGTACCGATTGAGCACCAAATAATTTTGGCCACGGGCGAGGATTTTTCTGCGCTTACGCTGACAGCGGTTTTGCATCAGTTGCGGGAATATGGGCAGGTTGCGATACAGATGCAAGGCGGAAAAGTTCCGGGGATTGCCACTGCAGTACACGGAATGGTAACGGATTTGTACGCTCTCTGCGATGACGGCACGGTACTTTTCAAGGGTAACGCCACCTACGATAAGGGCGGCGGCTGGAAGGTCATCATGAAAGGCAAAAATGAAGATCGAGCGGCAGCAGGCGGAAGATAACAGGATGAGGAACGAATGAGCCTAGGTTATCAATTCCGGGCCGATGGCAATTTTCTTGTTCGCTGTATTTGCAAAAGTTGTGATGAGCCGTTTGATGCTCACGCGTTATCGAATTCTGACCCACTTGGCCGCTGTCACGCTTGCCGTTCCGTAGACGAAATGATTAGCCAAGAAACCATAAAACTACAGCAGAAATACAATGATTTGCTGAATTGTAGGCTGGATGCCATGAAGCCGCCTAAGGTCAGACTTACCATTTGGCAAAGACTGCGGTTGTGGTTTGATCAGGTTAGAGCCAAATGAGCGACCCATCCGCCGAACTCCTCGAACTCCGTGAGCAGAATGCCAACTTGAGAACAGCGAAGGAAGGCTACAAGAAGATTGCGCTTCAGGCCGTAAAAGACTTCGAGTACATGAAGAAAATAGTTCCCGGCGCGTTTATTGACCGCAGGGCGGATGAGATCAAGAAAGAAGTTGCATCGGTACAGGATCAAGCATGAGATTGAAATTCTGGCGTTGGGCGCATGATACGGCTGAGAGATTGTGGCACTGGATTTATTACAACCGGATTCCCGAAGTAATTGAGCAGCGCGTAAAACCAGAGATAGCGGGTTCTAATGGCGGGTGGATAAGCTACAGTTTCACTTATGGAAAGAGCGCAGTATTCAGCAAAGAAGATCCCAAGTCTTGAAACTTCTCTTCCCTTTTCATGTTCTCGCGGCCTGTTTTGCAGTATGGAGAATAACTGACCTCTTTACTCAAGACCGGATCACGGGGAAATTACGCACCAAGCTGAATACCTACATTCTCTCTTGCCCCCGTTGCTTTTCCGTCTGGGCTGGGGCGTGGTGTACAGCGTTGCTGGCGTGTTCGCAGTTTTCCGGCTGGGCACATCATCTTCCGTGGCTTAACTGGCCTTTCGCTTTGGCATGGGTTTATCTCTGGCACATTGAGAGCGTCACGACAAAAAGGGTTGAATCTCGCGGCAGAATGTTTTCCGTTGAATTGAATAAGGCAGGGCAGTTTTCCGTGACCCGCGTAGAGTTGAATCGGCAGGAAATGGAAAAGATCATTGAAATGATTTACGCTCCGCAGCAGACGCAAGCAGCAAGCGGAGATTAGTATGACCACACAGTTGCAGCGTGACGATTACAGGTTGATGGCGCATGTGCAATGGTGGCGGTTGGCTGAAATGTTCCGCCATTTTGAAGTAGCTGACAAGCACGCTGCCATCATCCGTGAAGTCCTCGATGCCCGTTACCGGCGCAATGAAATTAACCACTAGATTTTAACTCCCTAAAATGTCCATCAATAATCAGGGTTTGACAACCAAGCAGCCGTTCTTGGATTCCGTAAACTTTACGGATGTCACACCCGGAAACCCAATTCGCGGCGACTTGATTACTGCCCAAGGCGTTACTCCGCTGTGGACGCGCCTTGCAAAAGGTACAGCGAATCAGGTTCTTTCAATGGACGCAACTGCTACGGATGTTGTGTGGTCAACTCTGGTAGCAGGCGGAACGGGAACGGTAACTAGTTTCAGTGCTGGGAATTTGTCTCCACTTCTGACTACTTCGGTAGCCACACCGACAACCACTCCAGCACTGAGTTTTTCTTTGAGTAATGCGGGCGCTCATGCGTTTTTAGGAAACAATACCGGAATCTCCGCAGCTCCTGCTTATGTTCAGCCCAACTTTACCGACTTGGCAGGTTCGGTGGCGGCAGGGCAAATGCCAGCGCTTACCGGAGACATTACGACTTCGGCGGGAACAGTAGCAACTACTCTTGCCACAGTTGCAACTCCGGGAACAAATACAAAAATCACCTTCAACGCGAAAGGTCTTGTCACTTCCGGCGCACAAGCGTCATTGGCTTCGGCTGACTTTGCGAATCAAGGAACCACGACCACGGTTTTACACGGCAATGCTGCAGGGAATCCTTCGTTCGGTGCGGTTGTGCAGGGAGATGTCACGAACGGCTATGTCGATCTCTCAAGCGCACAGGGCGCAATCGGCGGGAATAAGACGTTTACCGGAAATATCAGCGCGGTACAGATTCAAGGAACAGCGGGAACCCTAGGGCCTGCTTCTGCGATCGCGGCAGTGTCAGGGAATCCGGCGATTACTGTTTCCCAAACCGGAGCTGCTGTAGACGCTAAGACCTGGGACACCACAGCAACCACCACACCGGATTTGCAAATGCGTCTTATTAATGACGCCGTAAACGCAGCAACGACATGGCTAACGGTTTCGCGCACCGGCATGACGGCAAACAGCGTCACATTGGCCGAACCATTGAACGTAACCGGCAAGACTACGGTCACGGGCGCGATCTCGGCCACAACAACCATTACGGGAACCGATTTTATAGCGAAGGGCCCTAATTCCTGCATTGATCCAACACACCCTACTTACGGGGCGAAGGGTGACGATTCAACTGATGACACAGCAGCAATGCAGGCGGCAATTAACGCTACCCCGCATGGCGGATGCCTGAATCTTGGGCCGCGCACATACTTCATCAACTGCGGTACACCTGTATCGAGCACATGTCTGCTGATTCCCTATCCGATAGAATTTCGCGGTACAGGAATGAACTCGGAATCATTTGGCTCCGTCCTGCGTTTTCCGAACACCGTTGCTGGTACAGTTGATCTGCTTCGCTTGGTTGGCGATGCGAACGGCTCAGATGGATACAACATTCACGACTTTGCTATTCAGTGCAATACCGGCCCATGTGGGCGGAGTCCCATCAATATTGATACGACATCTTTTCCGATCAATCGCCTTTCGCTTTGGCGAGTAGGACAATATGGCTCCTTCGGCAGCTACGGCATACGTTCAACAAATCCAACGCCGCTACTCAATGGCTTCTTTACTTCCACCATTGGGCCGGAAAATCTAATCAAGAATGGCATCCTGCTCCAAAATGCTGGAGACACGGTAAGAATCATCAGCAATACGATTGCTTTTGGTTCAGGTACAGAGACGACGACGGCGGCTATTGACGCTTCCTTCGACGTAGGTTCATCCAATTTCATCATTGACGGCAACAACATCACTCAGACCAAAGGCGGATGTATTCACCTTGGCTCTGGCGCTCAGTATCCGGTGATTACGCGGAACTTCTGTGAAGGTGGCGTCGGCGCAACTGATGTAGGTTCGAACGGAGCCTCAATCGACCTCGATGGTGTCACTGCCCATCACATACTTGGAGCGGAGATTTACGGCAATATCATCCAAGCCGTCACCACGAATATCAATAATATACGCGTCAATTTTGCCGACAACACGAACATTCATAGCAATACCATTACACGCTCTGGCGGAACAGGCGTGGACATTATCACGACGGCGAACGCGACCAACACAAATATCGGATACAACCGCTACGAGCCGACAACAGATGTTCTCGCAAATATCCTGACTGATGCCGGTACTGGTACGACGTATGCTTTGTTTCCTCCGCAAGTTGGCGGAATGGAGTTTAGTCGCGGGCTGAATAAGACAGGCCAAGCCGACATCGTAGCAGACTCAGCGGGTATCAACACCACTGAAACCATAATCGCCAAAACCCCGGCTCTTATAGCCAACCGCCTGATAGTTGGAACGCATATCCGCATGATCCTGACCGGAACCTGCAATGCCTCAGTAGCGAATACCAGCACGTTTACCGTTCGCATGGGAACATTGGGAACCACAGGAGATACCGCGATTGCCACAGCAGTAACGGGAGTTTCTGGAACGGGAGCGGCGGCGATTCCGTTTAAAGCAGTCATTGACTTCACGGTTAGAACAATCGGCGCATCTGGAACAGGATTTATCACGCTTCAGGTAGATAGCCAAGGGTTGACAGGAATTATCGCGGCCCAGACTCCGGCCATAATCCTTCCGGCGATGAGCACATTCAACACGACCACGGCCAGCAATATTCTGAGTGTGAGTTATAAGAGCGCGGCAACCACAACGACAAGCACGTTCAAGCAGGCAGTCATCGAATTCATCCAGAACTAAATGCCACGCAAAACCAAAAGCATTCCAATCAGTTTCAATACCACAGGCGACAACACAGTGGTAGCGGCGGTTTCAAACGGACAAATCAACGTCTATGGAATTCTGTTTACTGTCGATGCGGCCACAAGTATTACATTCAAGCACGGATCGACGCCGGACAGCGGCCCATTGATTTTCACCGGTAACGGTTCTTCTATGACGCT